CAAAGTCTCTGCCGTAAATATACATGTTCATTGTCTCTATTTCACCCTCAAATGTTTCTATCCGTTTATTATCCTGTAATTTTTCTATACCATTTTGTTGTAGCAGCTCTAAATATTCACTATCTGAAATATCGCCATTATTGCTAGAAACATTACGTGCATCCACATATATCTCATATCTATTAAGTCCCGTATATTCACTAGAATATACTGTTGTACGCTTTCTCGCTGTACCTTCGCCCTCTCCTGCCACAAGAGCTACATTCTTATAGTTACTGTAATCTACTGAATATGTGCTGTTTAAAATATTCTCGTTGTCCGGACTAAATATTACATGTGCATTATCAGTTTGACCCACCGAGCGATTAACACCTTTATAGAACTCAATTTCAATGTTTCCATTGTTATTAACATAAGCTCTCCAGCCTATTCCATAAGCTGTTAGTACACTGACTATATACTCACTTAGATTATCCCCTGTGACCTGCTGTGCCATAGTTTCTTTGAAACCTTTGGTTTTCGCCAGTTCAACATTATCTATCTTTCTTGTTTCGTCTGCAGGGTTTATAATATTTTCAATCAACAATCGTCTAAGCTCTGTTTCTACTTTTCCGTTAAGATTAGTTTGATTCCAGATTATCCTACGGCTTGTAAGTCCTCTTAAATCTCTACCTGTTATCAGCATTTTATCTTCATTTTCAACATCTGTCTGTGTCTCAACTTTTTCTATAATCATAACATTGTACATAAAATCGCCCATAATATCTTTTTCTCTGACTAAGCAGTTGCCACGCTTTAATATTTTTAAATTATCACAACTTGCTGATATATATAATTCAAAGTCTGATATATCAAAATATTTAATATTCCAAATACAGCTCTCGTATTCATCTATTGTTTTAATACGTTCATATCTACTATTAAGTACATATATATCCATATATATCAAACTCCTTCATATTCGCTTGTGTATGTTATTATCGTTTCCATTATGTCAGCTCCTACGTCTGCTGCTTGTATAATATGATTTGCTCCCGGTTGTAGCTGAATCCATTTTGATGAATTATCTATGCTATTAATAATATTTGATGTAACACCTTTGTACGTTTTAATCGCCGTCTTACGCCCACGCCTTGTATCTATTGTTATCACATCATTCAGCTTAAAATTACCTTTGATTTTAATATGTTTGTTCGATTCCTGATGATATAGTACCGGATTAATCACTTCTCCTTTACATGTTATTTCACAAACAATACCAATTTCATCATCAGACTCATTGTTGATAAGGACCGACATATCACTATTAACCGTTCCAAATTCAAGTTGTTTAATTAGTATTGCGGCTGCAATTTTATGTACGTTTTCATTAAAATAAATCTTCAACTCCTTATCAGTTACAATGTTGTTAAGTACTGTCTGTAAATAGTTAGGGAGCTGTAGAATATTTTGACATGAAGGCAGTAGTATTGACACATTATGAGATTTTAACCATGTTTTGAAATCATTTAAACTTGCTATAGAATTATCTGTTTTAAAACAGATACAAGTATCTTTGTTGCTATTAATAACAGTAAATTGATTCTCAATCATGCTTTCATAATTCTTAGCGTATGTAAAATGCGAGCATAAAGCCGGAAGTATTTCCGAATCATTTTCCCTTATTTCAACAACGTATATATATTTATCACTGTCCTGCTGCCATGATGTTTCCTCTCCTGTCAGCGTTATCAGTTGTGTATTGCGTTCTATATACCATGTATTATTATTACAGCTCAATTTATCTGTATATTTATCCGTTAATCTGAAAAGGCGTGTATCATTTATGCTATCATCAGATGCTAAGCTTACATTCTCCGGTGCAGGTGTCCAATCTGTAGCTATATCACCCTGTTCTAATTTGACATGGTACAGATAGTATATACCAGGCTGAAAAGAGAAGCGTATCGCACCGTCAACTGCTTCTGATACTTCAAAAGTATAAATATACTTAGTCCAATCCGTGCCAGTCATAACAACTGCTTTAAAATCATCTGCTTCTAAATCTACATAGTTTTGAATGTTTGATTTTATGTAAAACTGTAATGTATATTTACCTGTACAATTAATACAGTCAGACAATCTTAACGTAGCCGGTGCATCAATATATACTTCTGTACATTCCTCAGTAACTCCTTGGGGACTAACTTGTTTATTGTTCTGCATATATGACATATTGTTACTCCTTTTTATATGGCTTTAATGCACCTAAAATCAACCCAATCGGCATCTATTTCTACCGCCTGTGTTGCATATCCTATGATGTAATATGTTGTATCTGATTCCCAATTACATATAAGTATACCATTCATACAGTGAGGTTTAGAATTACCCAAATAAGTTACACTATCCGGATATGAATAAACCGGATAAGTCAAAGATTGTGTATCTTTAACACATACCGAAAACAGCTCTCCTACAGACATTGTACATCTATAGTGTGGTAGAAATAGATACACACCTTTTTTTATTATTTTAAACGAAGCCAAGACCGTATTGGTACTTTTGGCAAGGCTGTTTGTCTTTTTAACGTAGTCAGTGTAAAATTGGGTGCCTGCTCCTATTAAATTATTGTTTAAATCTATTACAGTATCTTTAAGACTACTTGCATTCACTATCTGATCTACTGTAGCCTGACATATTTTTCCGTCTATGTTTATTAATATTTTATCCTCTGATTTAACACTTTGTGCTATTTCTTCATCTGTCAGCTTTTTAAAATTATATCCCATGTTTAATACCTCTCTTATTCATATAATACGTTATTATCACTATCCATATATAGCGTGTTATCTGTATCTGTATAGATTGTATTTACAATATAATTATTCTCATCTATCAGATCTGCTCCGCCATGTACTAAGTTCGCATTAGTCATTTTGCCATCCAACGGGATTTTGATATTCGTTATACGCCCGGCTGTTTCAAAGTTTAAAAATGCAAAATAACCACTGCCACTCATTTCCCCTAATCCGGAGATTTCAACAGGATTATCCGGAGATGGCGTAACATATATTGTCTCAGGTTCAGCAATAAAATAATTAAAATTTATAACAGCTCTTTCAAGACCAATAATTTCAAGCATTTTATTAGCTGTACCTGCACTAAGTTCTGTGTTAAATGGAAAATAAAATGCGTCTTTAACATCAGCATTTTTTACTTTATTTTCACTTTTTGATATAAAATTAGGTTGTGGACAGATAATACTTACCTGTGCTGTCTGATTCTGGCTAAAATGGTCCAGTTCAAAAGACTCAACATATCCGTCTATATACACATCTCTACTGCTATTTTTAAAATAAATCCGGATAAAATCGTCAGATTTTATATACTTATAAAGGTTGATTCGGTTAGCTTCAACCGGTTCATTAACATATATAGTGAGCACTATGTTACGCTTCTGCTGCCGGGATGTAATATATTTTTCTCCGCTATAATTAGCCACAGAAGTCGTTATTATATTTGATGTTACCGGACTTAAGCCGGTAACTACAGCGTTGTAATTAGGATTATCTGTTAGCTTAAGCTGATTTCCGTATTTATTTTCTATTATCAATTCATAACTCATATGCTACCTCCAACAGCATAATTAAACTGATTTCTTGTCTGTCTGTAGATTTCCAAACGGCTCAATGCTTTAGGACTGTTATTTGTCTGACTAAAGTTATAGTTATTAGTAACCTGTGTTGTCTTGCTAACCATCCCAACTGAGTTGTAATCATTCATAAGACCACTTCTTATTATTCCGATATCAGGTGTTTCAAGACCTGTATTAAAGCTATCTACTAAGCTGCTGCCAACGGCTTTAACTTTATATCCAAGTGCTGATATATTCTTATCTACACCATTTCCAAATCCACGAAGGAAATAGTCTGCACTCTTCTCTGTATATTTAGAGGGTGAGTGTTCTCCAAGACTGATATTAAACCACCCCATTATTTTTTTACCAACGCCTGTAACAGCATTTCCTAGCTTTTTTAATACGCTGTTATCGCCTAACTTGTTGATAAAACCCTGTATAAAGTTGTCTCCGCTGTTTTCTGTTGCCTGTCTGATTTCACTTGTCTTTGACTTTATTACATCTATTATGCCTTGTACTGCTGTAAAACTGCTTTCTTTTGCCTTATCCTCAAATCTGCCAAGTTCTGTTATCGAAGCATTAACCATGTCACTTGCTGTATCTACCATTTCTTGTGTAACGCCCGGTGCGCCTGCTTCTATGGCTTTTTTCAAATTGTCATAGTTCGTGCACATGTCTTCAACCTGTTTTTCAAGAGTTCTTCTGTTACCTTCTTCTGCTGTGATAAAGTTATTAACCATTAAGTTGAGTGAATCATTTATTTTATCCACGTCTCCGGATATAATTGCAGAACTTAACCCCTCGTAATTTTTAATTGTAGAATTATATTTTATCCAATCATCTTCTGCCTCTTCTACTCTGCTATTGAGTGTTGTCTGTTTATCGGTCAAACCTTCTAATTTAGATTGAGCTCTTTCAAGTGCCGAGTTATAAGAGTCATTGATTTCATGTGCTGTCAATCCAATCAAGCTATGCTCTTTTGCATACTGGTCTATAGACATATTCTTGATGTTATCATATTCTTCTTGCGCTGTTTTAACCTCGTCTGTGACATTTTTAAGATCTGTCTGCGCTGCTGATAATGCGTTAAAGGCTTCTGTCTGTTTTGTAATAGCGTCTGTATAGAGCTGTTCATTTGCTTGTAAAATAATTTGAGCTTTTTTAGTTTTGATTAAATCAATCAACGACTGTTTCTGCTTGTCATAGTTGTCTATAATATTGCCTGTCATTGAAAGTTCTGTACCAAGAGCATTATTAAGCGTTGTTAATATAAAATTTGCTCTCTCTTCATATCCTTCTTTAACACGTCCGTTAGCATCTACAATTCCGTCCAATTCATCTACAAGATTCTGATAATATGCAAACTGTGCAGATGTATCTGATACAGACTTATCGACAGTATCTTTACTGTCCTTGTATGCCTGGCTCAATTCATTAATCTTATCTACGTTTTTTTGTTCTTCATCTGTAAGTTCTGCATAATGTTCTCTTACTTTGTCTCCTTCGTCTCTTAATGCAAAATAAGCACCTGTCAATAATCCTATTGTTGTAACTAAAGCTCCTGCAGGCGAACTAAGCTGTATACCGTTAAATATCTTTTGAGCCGTAGCTGAATTATCTATAGCCGTTTTTAAATTTTTATATGTACTAATCATAGTCCCCACCGACTGAGTGAATTTTGCAATTTTATTGACAACAAATACGGTTGTTATTGTTACTCCTATTGCTTTTAAATGCTTCACAATTTTGTCACTATTGTTGATACAGTAATCTGTAAATTTTTCTGCTTTGGGAACTAATTTTTCAGCAAAAGGCATGAGTAAATCCATTTTAATTGTACGTCCAATCTGTTCAAACTTACTCTTAACATTGTCATACTTAATCTTTTTAAGCTCTTCCATGCTTTTTGTTGTCTTTTTTATTTCACCTTGCGTATTAACAAGTGCTTTAACACCATCAATACCAAGGTCCTCCCACATGGTTCCAAACAAATCAACACCTGCTTGGTTACGTTTTACCTGGTTGTCCATATTGAGCAATGCTTCTAATGTTTTTTCAGAAGCTCTCTTTGCAGCTTCCCCACCTTCGTTAAATGCTTCTCTCATTTCGTCAGCATTAAGTCCTATGAGCTGAAAGCCTTCATCTGTAGATGCAGCCGTATCTTTTGTTCTGATGCCAAATTCTTTCATTGCATCACCCAGCTTGTCAACCGAGAACGTACCAGACGCTGCTCCATTTTTGAGGGAGTTGAAAAACTCCTCGCTAGTATATCCAAGCTGTTTATAATGTACAGAATATTCATTAATTGTATCTAATAAATCTCCGTTTTTATCAAGACCTTGCTGGGCGCCCTGAACTATTAAGTTATAAGCCTCTTCTCCACTTATACCAAATTGCTCCATGAGCATATTAACAGCTCTCATGGACTCTTTAACGTCAAAATCGAATGTATCACGCAAAGCTATTGCATTTTCTGTCAAGTCTTTAAGCTTAGTAGGATCTACTTCCCCAGTCTGCTGTTTAATCTCTGCCATGGAGTTGGCTATATCATCCAGGCTCTCTCCGTAGTTATTTTTGTATAAATCATTAATGGCATCTTCAAATTCAGCCATGGACTCCGTAGCCACTCCTGTTTTAGCCTGAAATGAATCATAAGCCGCACCTGTCTCTATAACAATTTCTTTCATTGTATCTTTAACAGAGCTTGCAAGAGACTTTAACCCGTCTGCAATCAATGAGCTTATTGCTCCTTTCATGACAGTAAATGAGCCACTTGCTTTCTCTGCTGAATCTCCAACATCTTCAATGTCTTTAGCTGCGTCTTCGGATTCATCACCTAACTTAGTGAGAATATCCTGATATTTTTTTATATCATTTGTGGTTCTGTTGACTGCTGCCTGTTGATTAGCTATTTTTATACGAAGCTCATCCGCTTCTGCTGAATTTTCACCATACTCTTTAGCTGTAAGTTGAAGCTGTCTTTTTAGTGCATCTAACTTTTTATTCTCATTCGCTAAAACTGTATCAAGCTGTGTAAGTTTTGCACTCACACCATCTGCATTATCAGCCCAATCATTCATACTGCTTGCTACTGATTTAAACTCTGCGTTTGCAAGCCTAATCTGCCTGTTAGCTTCAGTTATTCCGCTCTTAAGTTCTGATATATCGACTTTAAACTTTGTAGTTGTCTCGTTATTCTTCTTATTAGGCATTGAATTACTCCTTTAAAACTAGTTATCTCCTAAAACCAATTATCTCCTGCAGGTTTCCGTATTATATTAGAATTAACATTCTTTTTCTGTCGCTTATTATGTTTATTAAGTCTGCGAATCATAAGAAACACTTCTCTTGCTTTTTTCTCTCGCAAAGTTATAGGATCTAAATTGCTAAATCTCTTACATAAATTAAGCGTAGTTTCAAACAGAATTTCGTATAGTGGGAGCTGTTCGTCCCCCTCATTTAGTTTTTTTCGCCACCAAGGTTAAAAAGTTCATCAAAACTATACTTAAAAATCTCACTAAACAATGGTATTAGTTCTCTGACTTTCGTTCGTCTGAGTTCCTCATCTGTAAGCTCTTCAAATATATCTTTGAGCAATGGTTTAACAAGTGGCAGTATTCTTATAACCATTTTTCCCAGCTCGTTTGCATTGTTGATTTTATCCAAATCAACTACATCTAATATATCTTCAATCGTGCCGTACTTAATATCATAAGTATCTGACATGTACGTTTTTTCAATTTCATTTTTATTGTATATATTTAACTTAAGTTCCATAATATTTCTCCTTTAAAAGCAAGGGGGCATATAGCCCCCTTTTAATTATACATTCGCTTTAATTGTGTCAGGAGTCTGCACTGTTTCAAAGAAACTGCTTACATCCACTTTATTATATCTTGTGTCAACTATTATACTTTTAGCTGACGCTTTCTCCCAGCCTGTAGCTGTTGCTTTCCCTTTTGTAAATTCATGTTCAGTATAAATACCTGTATACTGAATCTGTGTGTTGTTTGTTCCTGTACCGTTGTCCTCGGTAGCATTAGTCTCATCAGGTATATTAAACTGTCCTTTCAGACGCGATACATACCTGTAAGCTCCGTCTGTGCCTTTCGTTCTGTACATAAGCGCGTAATAATCATTAGATCTAGGACTTTCAATCATCATACCTGTCTCATCATCAAACGCCCTTCCTGTAACCTGTGCTAAAATTTTAAGTTCCGGTGGTGCTACTGTAAGTGTAATAGTGTCTGCCGACTCTGAACTGACTACGATAAGAGCTTTATTATCGTAGTAATGAGCTTCATTACTAGAATCTGTAGTCTTACCAATTTCTGCTACTGCTGATAACTTAAAAGGAGTGTCACAAGTGTAACCTGTGCTATCGTCTTTAGTGACTTTGGCAATATATAAATTGTCTACACCTCTGAACTCAAATACTTTCTGTTCTTCTTTTGACATATTATTAGTCCTCTCTTTCTTCTTAAATACTTAAATATAAAACATTAATGCCCCTGCCTATGTGGGTATTTTCATCACTTGCCACATCATAACCGTCTCCGGAAACAATAAAGCCTTCTTTTTTAAGCCGCAAAACAGCGTCTCTTAGTTTGCTGTATGCAAGGATAGGCGAGGTGCTATAAAAATTAACATCATAGTCATATACTGTACTCACAGTCTTGTTATCGTAATGGCTTTCATCAGAACTGCTGTTATTCCAAAATGTGAAAAAATTCTCCGGATAAGGTTTATCATCAGCAAGTGAACCTTGCCGCATTACCTCATATCCAAAACGCTCTAATATTTCTATGAGTTTATCTTCCATTAGTGGCCCTTTCCAATATTTTATTTAATGTTTCCTGCTGTATTTCGGCTATTTTATCTCTTGTCTTCTTTCCATATATGTCATTGTACAACTTCGTTGATTTTTTCATCCTCGGTGTACCATACAGTAACATAATGCTTGTAAGTCCTGATTTTTTCATATTGTACCCAACACTGATTTCTGCTACATTGCTTGTCCATTTCACGTTGTAATCCTGGTCTATAGACTTTGCTAATTCTCCTGTTGAATACCTTCCATGTGCAGGATAATTAGCTTTAATTGTATCTTTAATCAAATTGTCAGTTACTACTTTTTTGCTTGCTTTTTCAAGTTCTTCAATAGACTTATTGACGTTAGCTCCAGCATTTTCAAGGTTTTTAATAAGCCTTTCAAGGTCTGTTTGGATTGTAATTTTATTTTTACTCATTAAGCACCACCTTTAACAGCTCGGACCTTAAATTGCAAATACTGATTAGACATGTTTATATTTTCAGGAGTTCCTATTATCTCATAAGGTACACCGCTTATTATCAATCGACAATCCGGTTTAATGTCTTCCCGATACCATGTCTGCACTACCCCGGTGTTTTCTATAACAGTCACACCGTTAGATGTGCTCTCAGTACCACCATAAGTTTTAAAGCTAATAAAGATTCCACCCTCTACAGAAGTATAATTTTTAGTAAGCACTCCTTTAACCTTCTGCTCTGTAACCATCTGCAATTCAGCCGGGACAGAAAAAGGCAGGTTAGGTTTAAAATTAATCATGATTTTCACGCTCCTCGCTTAATGCTAACTGACTTACTCTCTGATAGAAATAGTCGCTAAAACCATTGTTAATATATAAATCTGCTACTCCTTTGCATATACAACCTGTAGCAAGAGCGGAATCTAAAAGGTATGCCGAGACTCCAGCGTCAGCCATATAGCATTTAGTGTCATCTAAAAAAATACCTAATGTTTCATCTAAGGCATTACCTTTGATATTAAGGGATGATTTAACTTTTTCAAGCTGTTCTGTTCTCGTCATCAGCTACCTCTCCTTTTTATTTTTCGCTCGGATAGTTCTCTGCTATAAATGTAATAACCTCTGCTGTGGTAGTTCCTGTCACTTTATCAACTGATTCTGCACAGCCTAATACCACCGCTAAATTTTTTAATGCTTCAACTGTTGTTACCATATCATTACCTCTTACTTACTAATAATGAATACGCTATTCACATCCAAGAGCTTACCATCCATTATTGTTAAGCCTTTGCTAATCCACTTATTTTTATCTTCATCATAGTAGTGTTTAAAGCCTATCTGTAAATTAGAATTAATTGCATAATTCTCAGGCTTTAAATAGATCATGTAAGGCTGACCCGTTGTGGCTATTGAGTAATCATAAAGTCCAAGATCTGACTCTATAAGCATTACTTCTTTACCATTGAAATGATATAAGTTAGTATTTGATTCTATGTCAAATACTTCTGTATAGAGTGGTCTGTTATTTGTATCTTTCATTGTACAAATAAGGCTTTCCCATGTGTCAACAGTCATAATAATCAAACCGCCGGCTCTGTACGCAAGCGGAATCTTTGCAAATAACATTTTTCTCCACTTTGTCCAATCCTCGGCATCTTTTTCAACCATTTTAATCTTATTCTCTGTTTTAACTCTTGTATCTTTCAGCACTCCTAAAGGCTGTCCGCTCCCCGAACCATTAATAATAATTCGGTCAAATTCTCTGACAAAAGCTTCTGACAAGAGCTTAGCAATTTCCTCTTCAAATATATCAAGTGCAAGAACAGAACTCAGTAAAGACTGTCCTATCCTTGCTTCTGCAATGTGATATCCAAACTGCACTGATGTCTTAACCTTAGGTGCTTTCTGTGTATCAGATACTATTGTTTCAGTAATCCATGACACCGTTGGAACCAAGTCTTCGATAGGAATTTCCACACCGCCCGGAACATTGAGTTTACGAACTCTATTGTAAAGTTTTCCATACACTTTGAGATTTTTAATGAACTCTTTCATTACCGTGTTAGGAATAATTTTTCCGATATCCCCGGTGTTTATCTGTTCATTTTCTCTCTGTTCAAAATTCCATACGCCGGTCCTTGCATACTGTGCGAACGCCTGGCGATATTCAATACTGTCTAAAATATTATCGCCCTGTCTCAGTGTTACTGACTGTACCTGTGCAAATGAAGCTATAGGATTACCGCCTCTAATCTCTGCTGTTGCCGGAACTTCTGAACGAGTTCCCAAAGGTTCTTCTGAACCTGCTGCCTTCTTGTCATCTAAAGTATCAAGCTGTTCTTTAGCGTCTTTAAGTTCGTCAAGTATGGTCTGAAGCGTATCTCCAAGCGCACGCACTTCATCTGCTGTCTGTGCTTCTTTGATTAACTTGCGAAGTTCTTCTGCTTTTTTTTCTTTTGTCTCAATTAATTTCTTTAAAAATTTTTTCATGCTATTACCTCTCTTAAATATCATATAAATAGTGAGCTTTCAGCTTTTCAAGTTCTACATAATTCGCGTTGTCATTCTTTATTGATTGGGCCCTGACGCTATCCAGCGTGGACTTGACGCTATCCAGCGTCTCTTTTGCTCTTGCGCTTATTTCTGTAGCTTCATAAGCCGGGAACGTGACCGCAGATACTTCCAGTACCTGTCCAATCTTTTTTATATATCGCGTAGGATGTTCACTTTCGAGGTCTTCCCACTCCTCGTTATCTACGCTAAACATGAAGGACATACCGCTTATGTCTCCACGTTTTACAGCACTATAAAGATTTTTTGCGTCCGTGTTATTTTCGACGTCTAAATTTACCCTGATGCTCATACCTTTTTCATCTACTACCATTTGCATTGTAGAATTATCATTATTTCTTCTACTGCGTGCTAACGGTATCATATCTGTATTATGATTAACTAAGAATCTCACATCTTTCAGATCTGTATCTGTAAGAGCACCCGGCTCAATAATTTCATTAAAATATCCTAAATCAGTCATTGAACCATATACAATAGGACGTCCTTCAATATATGTACCATGCGCTTCATCATTTTTTGCTCTAAGTTCAAAATTATAAGCTCTTGTTATCGTCTGTTGTGCTTTCTCCTTCTGCATTGTCTGTTTCCTTTCCTATCTGATATTTACCAGCTATATTTATATCTACATAATTCAGACTCATCATACGTTTACCTGCTAGCTCAGGAAGCGGACGTAATCCGAAAAATACTCTTTTTTCATTTTCATATAATGCTCCTGAATCCCCTAACAACCGAATCATTTCAAGTGTTTGGTCTGTTGTCATAAACGTTAAATCTTTTGTGTAAAATTTAATTTTGTTATGATATGCTTTTTCTCTGTCAGTAAAAAGTGTTTTTGTAAAAGCATTACTGATATGTACTACAAGCGGTTCTATCGTTTTTTGATAAAATGCTTCATATTGAGCTTTAGTATAATCACCTATAAGAATTGAAAGCGGCACTCCAAATTGTCTGAGGATTTTTTCATCTATAAACTTAAGAGTATCTGCATCAACCAACTTAATTTCATGTGTTATCGGTATATATTCGCTTTTAAGGTCGAGAGGCAGAAATCCGCTCTCACTACGCCTTAATTTTGCTTCTAATTCTACTATAGCATTAGTCATTTTCCCGTCATCTAACATAGTGTTATATTTAACTATGCCGTTTACGGCAAAGCTGGCTTTCATTGCATTACTTACCCCATCCAGCAAGTCTTTATTTAACTGCAGCGTCTTTAACAATGACTGATTATCAGGCTGTCCTGATTCATTACCACCCATGAACTCATTAACGCTAAAATGATGTTTTATATGTATAACATCTGAATACGGTAAAGTTGTCTCATAATTATTAGAAAATGTAAGTTTAACATACAATTTATTGTTACTATCCTGTTGAAATTCAACATTTGTAGGCTGCACAGGATATAGTCCTGTATAATGTCTCTGTTCAGCTCCACTTTTAGAATCTGTCCACACGTAGTAAGTCGGTATTATCCAGCTATTGTAGTTAAAGAACAAATTCCATACGAATTTTTCTATAAATTCACTGGTGCTCATTATCTCATTGGGATTATCAAGCACACTCTGTAACGTGCTATTTACAGGAGTAACATCTGTGCCATTTTCGCGTATATGGGTAGGTAAGAGTTTAATACATTCGCTTACTATACAGTTAATAGCCTGTTGCACTACATCACTAGCGTATATATTCTGTCCAAACTGTGAAAATAGCGGCATATAACCGTTAAGCATTTCAGCATATGTATTTCCAACTTTAGGTTTTTTTCTTAATTTGTCTAACCAACCCATTACTTTACCGCCTTTCTGTTCACTATCTGATTAAATTCACTCTTATACCGTCTGTACATTTCATACAACCCTATCAAAGTGACAGCTCCGTCAATCTTATTTTCATTGTTAGTCTTAATACAAAGAGCCTGCCGCCTGTCATTAACCTTTACGCATGCATTTTTAAAATTCCATATATCAACCGGATTTTCATTATAATTAATCAACCGACTCTTTAAATCTGCTTCAACAAGTCTCAAGGCATTATTTAGTGTATCTGCATTTTGTAACACCATTTCCAGCTCTCCGCTTTCTTTCGTCCAGCCGTAATCGTTCATCCTTGCTATCCATGCTTTACTAAATTTCTGATCATATCCACAATGAAGCAGCTTAATACCATATTTTGTATATAGCGTATAAAACCAATCCGCTATTATAGTCATATCTACTTCATTTTCTTTGCATATCGTAATGTATCCGGCATCAACCCACTCTTTATAGTGTGCTCCGGCATTATGGTCATCATTATCAACTTCCAGCTTTGTATGTGGGATAAAATACTGAGTGTAAATATACTTAAGGCCGTCATCAGGTTTCATTAATAAAACTTTTGCACAGCAAAGGTCTGTAGTCTCTGCTAAATCCACCATACCTAAGCATACTGCATTTCTAAAACTTTCTATGTCATATGTAGCCTTATATGTGTAATCTTCTATATTCAGCCAACTTTCAACAGCATTTTGTTTTATATTAAAATCCTTTGCCAGAACAAAAATACGGTCTGCTTTTGACTCTTTCGCAAGCTCTATCTGCTCATCTAAGTAATCCCATTTTTTTACAATTCCAAGCGTAGGGTTAGACTTCATCCATGAACGCCTGTTAGTCCATATTTCAGATTCACTATCCTGTGTATAAAGCCAGTCAAGTCTGCGTTTATTTACCTGATTATCACTTTCACGATAAATAGCCCTATGTGCTTTCTTTAATTCTTTGTCAAGGAATCCTTCCATTACAAAGCCTTCTGTGCTTATCAGAAAAAGTTTAGGATTATCTTTTAGGGACTGGCTCTGTTCTATTGACTTAACAATGACATTTGTAAGCATTTCGTGACATTCGTCCACAGTTGCGTAATCTATATTACGGCCTTCTTTATTGCGTGTTCTGTCCGATAACTTGAATATCTTAGAACCATTGTTTTTATTAGAGATAAATCGCTGATTATGCCATGTATCTAAGCTGTCAGGATCTATTAATAGTCTCATAACATCAACGGCATCATATAAGATAGATGCCTGTGCGTCATCATTTGAACTGCACACTATATCAGAGCCAGCATTTCCAACTATAAGCTCTGTCAGACTAAGCGCCGAGCATGTCTCGCTTTTAGTATTCTTACGTGCTATTTCAAGCAGAATTCGTTTAAATCGGTCAAAACTCGTCTCTGACATTTTGAAGCTGTATGTTGCTTCTATAAATGCTTTTTGCCAATCCATTAATACCATTGGCTGATTATAAAATGGACTCTTAGTAAGCCTTATACAGTTTTCCATGAAATCCATGCGTATTTGAGCGTCTGACGTGTCATAGTAATACTCATCACTATTAAAGTCATCAGCTAAATTATTTAACTGTGTTTTTAAATCTTCGCCTATAACATACGTTCCAAGCTCACAGAGCTCTTTATATCTTAATAAGTTGCTATTGTCCGGAGTCCATATTGTTTTATTCTGTATTAACGTACTTTTTTGCCCACTTTCTTAAAGGACTCTCTTCATTGTCTACGTCCTGTCCGGTTGTTTTTGCAATGACTTTGATAACATTGGTATACTGCTGCAATGTTTCTTTGTAGAGTTTAGCTGCTGCCGTTGTCCTTTGCCGTTCAGGGCAATCATTGTCTATTTTTATTTGTGGCAGACTTCTGTAATATTCCAACTGTTTCTCCATAAACAAGAGTTCATCTATAAGTTGTTCAACCAGTTCAGAATTAATATTTATTAACTTTTTTAACTGTTCTTTCCTACTACTCATATTTTTTCTCCTATTTTTTCAAAACAGAAAATCTCATTTTTCTTTTTTCTGTGGAAATTAAGTTCCCCTTAACAGTCCCCTTACAGGTCTGAATTACTGCAAGGTGGGGGGAGTGTATCTATCCCACCAATCGTTTATATACTGCTGCCACGTTTTATTATCTCTGCTGTCATCTGCATAAAGACGTTTAAGACATTCTTCCTTACTTGTATCAATAAATATAAGTTCGGCAGACAACTCTTTAGCTAAACGTTCCCTTTCGCTTATTAGTGGATATCCACCTATGATGTAAGCATTAAGCCACTTTCCGCGTCTGTATTTAACACAATCAAGTAAATAATCTCTTATACCAAACGCCACAGCATTAAGTCTTTGTGGCTTTGAATATCTTTCACAACCCGATATACAAGACCATATCGAATCCATATCTATAACCAAGTCTCCTGCTGCCAATACATCTCTTACATAAGAGCTCTTCCCACTACACGGCGAACCGTATACTATGTAAATAGACCGTCTGCTATGTTGTAGCTTATTGTGTATAATGTTGTGGCATTTATGATGAACTAACATAACATTATCAGGATTTAGACTTATATTAGTGTCTGTGAAGTTTTCATCTGTAAGCTCTGTTTTATGATGCCCTATACAGTCATATTTCCGGACAATAGGCTTATTACAATACTCACATATCAACTGTCCTGTATTGTCTACTCTTTCATGCTTAAGCGTCATTAATAATAAGAGCCATTGTTTAGATCTATAAAAATCATATAATGTGTACATATTAATCTACCAAATAAGATACCTCAAAAACATCATTTAATGTTAAGTCAACTTCCGAACTATCATCTAACGTATTATCTGCAAGAGCTGAATATACTGTAACTTGCCCGTCTGACTGTATGCTCAAATAATTAATACCCATTGCATTTTTATTTGTTGAATATGGATAAACCCATGTGCATCCTAACATTGTTTGGCATCCCAATTTTGGACGATAACCATCTGGCATAGTTGCAATCGTTCTAAAAACAATTTGTCCCGACACCGACTGTATTTTGTCAATAATACCAGTTACTGTTACCTTATTACCTATTTTTCGATAACTAATGGGACCGAACATAACAAGATTTTTAGTAGTTGGCATACTTAACGTAATCCAACCAGTATCTGTTACTTTACCACTTATATCAGTCTTATTTTTATTTTCATCAAAAGCATATAAATTCATAATCTATATCTCCTTTACTGATGAATGTCTTTAACATTGACCCAACATGTTACCTGTCCTGCTACACCGGTTCTCCCAGGTGCATTAGTGATACGAATACGTCCATTTTTTTCAACATCATCCCATAAGTAATATGTACCTGTTTTCTTGGTGTATGATGATTTACTCGTTTCTGACGTATAACAATCAGTATTATCTAATGAGATTTTTTTACCTGCTTCTATAACATCCGGAGTTGGTGTTCCTGCTGCCTGTTCAAATTCAACCGGACAGTAAATAAAACCTTCAAATATTCTGTCATCAGCATACTTGTAACCGGATTCTTTTGTTAATAATGTTGTATAAAACTTCGCTCCGCCGTAAGCTGACTGTGATACAACAATGTCACCATTTGCTTTAATTTCTTCAACAACTACAACATGACCTGCGCCATCTGAACCATTGTGAGTTGTACCTGCTCTAAATACTGCAATCGCTCCAAGTTTAGGTATCTGGCCTGTTTTAAAGCCGTTCTTCTGCGCTGTCTCAAACCAATCTTCCGCATTACAAGCCGGAAGTTTCCAGTCCACTTTATTTTTTCCTATAAGTTCTAACAATCTACCCTGTGCATAGCCTACGCAATTAGGAAGCACAGACCCGGTATCTTTATCTATTACTATCGCTGTATTATATCCACCATGCGTATAGTGTATATAATTCTTGTTATTTTCTGACGGTTCTGTTAATCGTGGTGTGAATTTCATTTTGTTCTCTCCTTTCACCAACTGTTATTCTCTATTTGCTTTTCCCTCAACTCTAATTCTTTTCTCCGTAAATCTAAAGATTGAGGGTCATTGCTCCAATTTTCTTTATCATAATTTTTAAGCAAAAGATTTATGCTCGCCACATCCGGCGGCATATATTTTTGAGTGGTTACAATCTTTTGAGTACCATCCGGATTCTCTGTTATTTTCTTTTCCTCAACAAAGAAACCTTTGGCTCTTTTTATCAAAACACTCTTAAGCTCTATTACTAAATTAGAGCGACCTCTTTTTATAGCTTGCTCTAATTGCGGAAATTTGCTTTTATATTCACAGAAATTTCGATACCCTACGCTTAATTTTTTTGCTATCTGAGCTTCTGTCATTGTTTGAGCCCATTCGCTTATATTCTCCAGGTAAGGCTCAACATGTGTAAAATATTTAGTTTTACGTCCAGCCTTAGCCATTTTTTATATCAACTTCTTTCGCTTAAGTCCGACCAAGCAAGCCTCCTCTTTACCTGACAATACCTGACCTTTGTAGGTTGAGTAGGCTTGCCTAGTTATCTTCTTTTCTTTGTATAACCGTTTCAGCAATTTAATTGTTTCCATGTTCAAGATCACTTATCCTATGGTTTATTACTTTTATCTGTTCCTCCAGCACAGGAACACGCTTAGCAAAATTATTATGCTCTCTAACTTCTCGCGTAAGTTCGTCTATTTTGTAATCCGTAACCGCCTGAGAAGTCTGTAAGCTATGCTCAACTTTTTTATTAGAGCTCGCATTAGTAAGAATCACCCCAACGAGTGTAAGAACTCCGGCAATGCAAGTCACTATTATCTCTACCATTCGTTTACTCCTTAGCCTGTTTAATAAGCTGGTTGGTGTACACTGCTACTCCTGTAACGAGTATTCCCTGCGTAATTGCTGTAAATATGCTTGCCAGGCAAAAGCCTTCTGTAGCGATTATGTATACAGCACTCAATACAACTCCGATTAATCCTAAGATTGCCGGGATGTACTTATCTTTAATCTTTTCTGTGTTTTTAATGATTAACCCAATCACATAAAGAACCGGAATGATTATTAAAAGCTCCGGCTTGATATACTCCTGATATTTCATATTGCTACCTCTCTTTCTACTACACTGCATTGTGTGAGCGTGGCTCAAATACATGAGACTCACGCTCCTTGTATCATGTTTTAATTGTAGTATTAATCAAGTTTTATTTTTAGAGTACATATATGCACATAAAGAGAGCCAGCGTAATGACGTTGGCTCTTTGATTTAATTAATTAGATTAAATATTTTAATACACAATGCTTTTTTATTTCTTACTATTGTTGATATATCGACATAGCACTTGTCCGCTATTGATTCAAGTGTACGGTTATCTTTATAGTACATTTCTAACACATTATAATAGTTGTGGTCTTTTATCTGACTTAATGCTTTTGCAATATCAGGATCTTTGCCGGGTTCTTTGTAATACTCTCTTAGTCGCTCTCCTATCTGCTCATATATGATAAGTTCGCTGTACTTGATCATTGAATTTCCGAGCAATTCGTTTACTGTTTCTTTCACTACACTCTTAATATTTTCATCAGTCATGTAATACCTCTCTTTCTTTTATTGTCCTGCTGCCGTTATCGCTTATCCTTCATATCCGTGCTTTTTCTTGTAGTTCTTTTTCCATTGTCGGTAGTTCATATCACGCCTCGCTTTCTTCGCAAGGTAGCTCGTACTCTTCGCCCTCTTCTGGCTGATACATACAGTCTAGCGGCGTACTTTCTGGCGCGTCGCCAGGTCTGCCGTAGTATACACATTTTTTGCATTTTTCGTCTTGTGCTATTTGCGTGTCCGTTTCGGCTACCCTTACAACCTCGATGCCTAATATACAATACCCGTCTGTAAGCCCTGCGTAATCTTCCAACATATACACTATATCTGCGTCTATATATCTGCCCGTTTCTTCTCCGTCTGTGTATTCTTTCAGTTTTAAGCCGTCGCCAGCCTTAAAGCCTCTGTCGTTCTTTCTCAGCTCAAAGCGTTTCTTGCCGCTCGCCACATCTGCGTAGTACATTTTCGCAAGTTTTAACTCATGTATCTTTTTTTCTGGCTTGCTATTAAGTACTTTGTCTAAGTGTTCCTCTCTGGCTCTCTCTTCTAGCTTTTTCTTTGTCTCTTTGTCTATTCTGTCCTGCTCTTCGTCGTATATCTGCTCTGGTGTCTTTTCTGCCTCTGCCTTGTTAATATACTGGTCGCATTTTTCGCAAGTCCCCGTTTTGACATTGCAGGTAGCATAGTTTAAGCAGCTATAACAAAGGCTTGTTATGCTCTCTGGGTGTGGCGTTTCGTAGTCGTCGCCCGCCTTGCGCTGCTGCACCTTTTCTGCTATCTCTTTGGCTCTTACATTTCCGTCCTCTGCCGCCTGCGCTGCTATAGCTCTTTGCTCATCCTCTGGCAGCTTGCTTGCCTCATATGCTGCCGTTATTCCCATATTGCCCGCCTTAAACTGTTCTTTAGCCTCTGGCACTAGGTTTTTATCTATGCTTTCCATGCGCCCTATGTTTGTCCCGCTTTCGCCCAACAGTTCTGCTATTACATCGCGCATCTTGCCTTGTATCTCTAAGCCGTCCTCGTCTTTGGCTCTTATTAAGGCTCTTTTAAGTCTTACCGCCTGCTCTGTTTTTTCATAGGCTGTAAGCTCTCTGTTAAAAGCATTTCCTACCAGTAGGCTAAGCTCAAATGTTGCCTCTGTCATATCTCTAAACAGATACCGCACTTTTTTATACTCTTCGTGCCCCTGCTCTACTAGCAACTTGTTAGCAAGGTTTCTGCGATGCCCGCTTATTATCTTGTACTTGCCGTCTATTCTTGCTAATACTGTTGGCTGCTGCTGTCCTACTGTTAAAAAGCTGTCTGCAAGCTCTTGTATATTGTCCTGCGAATAAAAATTGCTTTCACATGGCTCTACATCGTATGGGCTTAAGTATATCTCTGTGTAATTCTTAACTGTTTCGCTTGCCTCTGCCTTTGTCTGGGCGTTCATAATATCCATAAAGCTAAATTTTCCTTTTGCCATAGCCTACTTACCTGCCTCTCTTAAATACTCTGTGATAAAGCGCTTGTAGTCCTGCGCCGCTCCGCTCCTTGGGCTGTACTCATATACTGGCTTGTTAAAAAATGTGCTTTCTGCTGCCTTGTCTGTGTATCTTATCTTTGCCAGCATCTTAACCGGGCTTTTCTTTTCCAGCCATTCCAGCCCCGCTATATTTGTGTCGTTGTTTCGGTACATCGTAACCAGCGCGCCTAATAGCTTAATGTTTGGGTTAATTGCTTTTGCCTCTTCTATCTGGTCTGCTATTATGTCTAAGCCCTCTAGTGCCCACTCGTCTATTTTGACTGGTACTATAACCTCGTCTGTTATCTTTAGGGCTGCTGCCACATTAAATGCAATGTCTGGCGGGTTGTCGATAATCATATAGTCGTAGTAGTCTCTTACTCTGTCTGGAAATGGCAAGTCTAAGTTACTTATAGGCGTGTCAATCAGTTTTCTATATCCGTCTATCTGGTTGCCTGCTGCCGTATATAAATCACTTACCGCCTGCATAAGTGACATATTGGCTGGTATTAAGTCTACCTCGTTTGTCTGCGGGTGCTCTTTGATGATGCCATAAAGCGGGTTATTGTATTTTCCAGTAAGTGCCTTTGCCGCCTCACATTCTCCCGCAGGATTATAGCAACCAAACGCCTTGCTTATATTTCCCTGCTTATCATTGTCAAGTACCAGCACCTTATAGCCTCTCTTTCCCAGCTCGTATGCCATGTTGTAGCTTGTAAAGGTTTTACCTACGCCGCCTTTAAGGTTAATTATTGATATTACTTTCATATATTCTTCACTTTCTTTCATATCTGTTTTTCTTAAATTGCAAAGCTCAACTGTTCTTCACTATCACTTATGAGAAGATTTTTTGCTCTTTCTCCTTTTTTCAGATATGGACAATTTGCTTCAACAAGTTTTTGAGCCATTATCGGAACTACACTATTACCTATCCTTGCAACCTGTTCTTTTATCGGATATGGTTTCCAATCTATATCCCTGTCAATGATATAATCCTCCGGGAATCCCTGCATAATCTTTAGTTCTGATGGTTTAAGCATCCTGAGAAAAATATCTTTAATAACATACTGTTCGTTACCAATTAAAACGGTTACAAGACCGAATCGATCCTTTGTTGTGATTGTGTCAAGTGGTCTATCCATTGTTTGTCCTATTCCTTCGCCGTAGTACTTAATCAAGAACGCACATACCAGTCCAAAATGTCCGGCTGATGTAGTGATGGTGTGCAATGGTTCGTTGCATACTTGTCCGACTCCGGTTTTATAGAATTTTGTGATAAACGCTGTCACTAAAGCATAGCGATTGCTTGTATCAATTGTTCTAATCGGTTCCTTGAGCGACTGCCCTCTGGAATCTCCCGCACGGGTTTCTCCGTGATATTGAATCATAAAGGCAATAGCTTTATCGTTTCGGACAATGTATGGATGCGAATTATCAATAATGTATTTTTTAACGCCGTTTGCAATCCGTTTCATAGTTGCCTCTGCAAGTGGTTTCTTTCTGTCGAATATCGACTTTCCAAGGTCTGACCAATCTATGTAATCGCCGCACTCTTTCCATTTTGGAAAACTTTCCCCGGTTTTACTATGTGTCTGTTCCGGCCATAAAATAGGCTTTCCGTCTCTCCGAAAAATTGCATACCACCGCTTTCGTGTTGTTGGTGCTCCGTAATCGGCTGCTACAAGCTCCCTGCTCTGAAAGTCATAACCGATTGACTGCATAGCAGTTATGAATTTTTGATAATCTTCTCCAGCTCTCTCCTTAATTGGCTTTCCGTTAGTATCCAACGGACCCCATTCCTGTATCTCCTCAACGTTTTCCATAATGATAACGTCAGGTAATATTTTTCTTGCATGTTTAAATACTGCCCATGGCAATATCCTCAATCCTTTATTTCTCGGCTGTCGACCTTTCGCTTTACTGTGGCTTGTACAGTCAGGTGATGCCCACATCAAGTCTACATTCCTACCCTTAACATACTGTTCAAGGTTTGCTTTAAAAATATCTTCTGTAATATGCAATGTGTTAGGATGGTTTACCTTGTGCATCCGGATAGCTTCCGGATCATGATTTATTGCAATGTCAACATTCCTTCCGAGTGCCATTTCTATTCCCACGGAAGCTCCGCCACCGCCTGCAAAACAATCAATTATTATTCCCATTTTGTACCTGCCTTTCTTCCAGTTCCAAGTATTTTATCAACTGTTCTGCTGCCGTCTGCCAACCATAACACACTACAGCCAGATACCCTTGTTTTGTCAATTCTTCTATCCATTTTTTCTGTAGTGCCGTTGCCTTATTTTCTCCTACCTTAAGCTCTATGTATAATCCGTGATATTTTCCTCTTGCTACAGGTAAATGTAAATCCGGCACTCCTGGCTTTACACCCTGTCTTTTAAGCGCCGTGGCTGTTCTTGCATCACGTTTACCGCCGTTTGGGATATGATACAGTAATCCAAGCTCCGGATATCTTCCAAGCTGATACTGTGTCCACTGAAATAGTGTCTCTTGTGCTCCTGCTTCATTATCAATTCTTACATTTCTCATTTTATTTCTCCTTTTCATTCTAGCTGTACCATACGATATCTGAACCAGCCGTATCCGTAGTATTCCGGACTTTCTATGCCATATTCTACGCTGTCTTTATCTATGTAGTACCCGGCTAAAGGCTTTGGTTCTTTTCTGAACCAGCTACGTTGTGTCACAATCTCATATTGTGCTTCCGGATGTACCAGGTTCTTGCTTGACGCCCAACGCTTCCCTTGGAGTCTGTCCTTATCTTGTATGTGCTCTGTTGTATACTTGATAAGGTAACTTGCAAGCTCTGCGTAATTGCCGCTATCATCAAGTGGAAACACCTTCACTCGGTTATGTCCCTCATAGGCTTTGTACCATGCCTGTTGAAGCAACTTTGTATCAATTTGGTTTACAATCAAGTGATGATGCCTTGAGCCTTTCTTACCGACTTCCATGACGTGTATGTATTTAAACTCAATACCTGCCTTTTTATACAGTTTTCTACATTCTCTTAAGAAAATCTGTATATCTTTCCTCATTTGTTCATAACTTCTATCTGCCTGACCCTTGCGTCGTAAATAATCGAGTATTAAATGATAATCTCCATATCCATAGTTAGCAGCTATCAAAAGTCTTAGCTTTCTTTCTGCTACCTTTGTGTTTATCTTTTTCTGTTCTTCCTTTGTAGGTTTAACTTTATCTTTTTTCTTTGCTCCTTTTTTGTTGTACCTACTTGTGTAGTAATACTCTACTTCTATAGTCTTACCTGCCCTTGTGGTTCTTCTGACATATGGCATACATATTACCTCTCTGATTTATATTTCTGTCGGTAAGTTAATACTTTTATCAAGTGTTTATAAGGCTTTACGCCTTTTATTTATCTTGATATTCTGCCATAAATGCTGTACAATGATAGTTGATTTAAAGCAATTTATAGCTTAGCGCCTATGATATTCCAGTATCGTAGGCGCTTCCTTTTTTATATATTTAATTCAATCTCTACCATTTCCACTTGTAATACTCATACTTGATGCTCTAATACTATGTGTAAGTGATATCTTCATCATTTTCAAAAGTTGTTCCTTCTGTTCTTCATCTACCATATCTGTAATATAAAGTGCCGAGATATATCCTCTTAGCCAGTTGACATGTTCATTTATCACTTCTACATCTTTTAATGAATTCAGGTTCTTTATGTCTTCTATAATCATAGCCACAGCCGTAAGTGCCTGTTCATTTTTAAATCTGAACCTAAATTCAATTCTTTTTGTTCCGTCTGCTTTTTCACCACCGTTACGCTCTGCGCTTTTGTTTCTATCATTAAATAATCTTTCCATTCTCTTTTATCCTTTCTAGCCTATTACACATGCCGGAGCACATGGTAACGCACTGGTTGCCAAATCATAGCTCATATCTCCACTTCCGGAGATATACCATACAAAGTTGCCATTTCCGTATGCGCTACGTGTAAAGTGAAAATCGTTAAAGTCATTTTTTGCATGTTTTGCAGCTCTGTGCGGTTTATCTTTGTAATATGGATATGGGGTACTCTGTGCATCATACTCACTTGCTGACAATAAGAAAAACTTATCTTCTGTTGTTTTTCCGTCTGTATTATCTTTTATAACAGGAATTGCGTACTCATCCAGTTCGGAACAACGTATTGCGTACTCATCACTATTGAGATATGCCCTAATCTCGCTATCTTCCCATTTATTGAATTTTATGTAATTGTCTTCTGTATTTCCTTTTGTAGAGAATGGATGCTCTTCTATCAGCTCATGTGCCTGTATCGTGATGGTATGTACAATCTTTTCATCTGCTGCCTTATCTACATCAATTCCTATTACGTCATACGGTACTATCTCTCCGTCAAAATTAATACAGAGCTGGTCTCCTTCTGTTATTACGTTTCTCGCTTCTCCGTTTCTTACAATCGTGCGTAAGTCTTCAAGCGATATAACGTCGCTTTTAAACATCTTATTTATCTGCATTTTATTTTCCTTTCTTTTTAGCTGTTCATTTTATTGGACAGTGCCCCACGGCTACAGAAAGCCGGAAGCGTTATATTTCTATTTCATTCTCATATTTCTTTGATACATTGATTTTAATAGTGCCGTCCTTTGTTGTGCTTATATTTAAAACCGCTTTGGGTTCGTCACGGATTCTTGGCGGCAGTTCAAGTTTTGCTTTTAAAATTCCACCATTCATTACATCCTTGGCAATAGTTTCTATATGTTCGCTAAGTTCGCCCTCTCCTACCAGGTTCTCAAGAGACTCACATACTCTTTCATTGTTCTTTTTCATCCTGGTATAATTCACGGCTTCCGGACACCTGCATAATTCTGTTGCCAGTTCTTCTTTATCCTCTTCCGTTCTGTAATCCTGGATGCGAATATTGATAAGCTGTTTACAAAATTTACAACAAGCTGTAGCTTCTGTTGGCTTAAATCCTTTTATCTTGTCCAATCTCACTTCATCAGTCATCATATAGCTTCTATCTCCTTTTTAGTGTCATATATTACCTTAAACGCATGCGCTAACTCAGATGCACACAGCCATAACGTGATAAGGTTTTCTGAATTGTCATCAGATGCCCACATTGCTTTTATCCTTGTAAGTTCTTTATCCGCATATGCGGTCATATCGCTTACAAGTTTTTTCTTCTTTTCTATTTTTTCATCCATGCTCAACACCTCTCAGTTTTTCTTAGTTTCTGAACCTCAACGTAGAGATCTTCAACTGTCATTCCCTGCCGTGCCGCTAAAAGTGCCGGACTTATGTTATATGTCCATATCGAAGACATTTTGATTGCATCCCCTATTGCCAGTACGCCTTTTTGAAGTCCAAGGCGTACGAACTGGGGACTGCATCCCATTATGACCGCCGCTTCTGTTGGCAGTATCTTCAATGTCTGCATTTCCTTACCTCTCTGTATTCTGTGCCTGTGCCATTGCAAGCACGCCCTGCGAATAGATAGCAACGATATTACGCTCTTTTTCAGAGAGTTTTGCTACTTCGTTCATGAGTTCGCTGAACTCTGCTAAACTATTATTCTGCTGTTTGTTATCTACTATTACCTGCATATCTTTTTACCTCGCTTTCTGTCCCTTTCATTAAATGTTTTCCTGTGTTATAATCTTCTTGAAAATAATACAAGAGAGGGGGTTCTACTATGTCTGATGGAGACATCCCAAAGGCTGATATAATTGCCTCTCTTTCCTATTTGACCTTGTACGCTATTTCTTCCCCGCCTAGTTCCTTTATCTGTTTCCCTACTAAGTCTCTTACAACCCATAAGGTAGCCAGATGCCCTACAATAAAGCCCTGCGTGGTTATTGCGCTCTGCTGCATACCTTGCAGCATTTCTATAACTTCGTCCTTTGTGTAGGTTTCTTTATTCTTCATGCTTTCGCCTCTCTTTCGTTTTCCCGCCTCTCTGTGCTATAATCGTTTTAGAAAGGTGGTGTAAAAAATGCAGGATATTACAATTACTTTTAGTTCTTCCGAACTTGGCGCACTTCGTATCGCTGCCGATAATGAGCGCTATTGTTTGAAAGAGGACTTAGAAAATAACAAAATTCCTAAGTCTGAAATAAAAAACGCTCGTAAGTCTATGGAACTTTGTAACTCTGTGATTGACAAAATCGACGCGGCTTTGCCTAACTCTTCTTATGATCCTTGTTCTCGCAAGTCTTAAGCGGTTGCTGTATCTTGCGCCGTCGTTTCCTTGCGGCGGCGCTATTGTGTTTTCCTGCTGTATAAAAATACTCTGTCTCTACTGTCTCGCCTATTCTGGTTGTTCTTTTTATATATGGCATGATTATCTCTCCTTTTAATTCTTCTTTGCTTCTGCTGCCATGTTCTCAACTTTTCCAAGTATGTAACCTTTGTCAAACTCTGACATCTTTGGTATCACTTCTTTAAGTTTCTCTAATACTTCTTTTTCTTTTTCGCTCATATAATCAGCTCCTTTTTTGTTGACTTTGTATGACATACATTATCACACATTGTATTACTTGTCAATATATTTTCTTTAAAAAAGTTTGACTTTGTATGATATGTATGATATTGTATGCTTGAAAGGAGAATTAAAGATGAATGAACGAATAAAAGATTTAAGAAAAGAATTGGGACTATCTCAAACTGTATTTGCTGAGAAACTTGGTTTGACAAAAAACTATATCTCTCTTATAGAGAACGGACAACGTAATATGTCAGCTCAATCAATTAAGGTATTGTGTTCTTTGTATAACGTCAATGAAGATTGGCTCCGTAACGGCTCAGGCGATATGTTTATACAAAAGTCTAAAGATAAACAGATTGCCGACCTGCTCTCTGATATTCAGCTTAGCAGTGATGACAGCT